ACACTTTATTTTAAAACTAACGGGTATTAGCATTTTATCTGCTTAATCTCCTATCTCAAAATAACTCACTTCGAAATGTACCTTAGATACATTTCTTACTAGTTTAACGTCTTTCCGGACGTCATTGCCTATTTCCTTTGTTGAAATAACTCATACTTATCTTTAAGTTCTTTCCTTAACGAAACCGGCACAGTAAAATGACTACATAATACTTTTAAAGCATCAACATCAAATTTACATATACGTGATGTAGCTGCTAGTACTAACCACCTACTATCTTCTTGGTTAACTGGTCGCTCACTTATACTACTAGGTTCTCTACGCCATGTCAACATGTCGGCATTTCCTGATATACTGTCTGCCGGTATGTCTACTGGTAATAAGTTTTGTTTTACATCACTTAACCAGTGATACATACTGCCTACATCTTTTACAGTCAATGTTTCTGAATATCTTATTACTTCAGCGATTACTTTAGCTGCTTCTTTAAAGTTACCATCTTTACGCATCGGTAATTGTTCACTCAATACCACATCCCTATCTTCTAGCTCCCTGAGCCAACTAGTTGAGTTGACTATAAAGGGCATTGCACTTCTAGGCAGTGTGTTTGGGTCACCATACCATGCTGACTTTAGCTCACGTGCACGTCCAAATTCCGAAACAATCTTATCTGAGTTCCACCTTTCTATATTAATGTTAACCCTCTTTGTATACTTATTATTTCCATTTAATAACTGCACCCCATCTAGTTTCTTTTCCTCTAACATCGTAGTTATCTTTTCTATGTTACCCAATGTAACAGCTTGTAACATATTACTTTTCATACTTATTAGTGCCAGCCATTCACCCCTTTCTTTCTGGCTTAATCCGTCTTTTTTCAGTATGGTAGCTACATTCTCCTCTTCACTTAGCTGTTGATTTCTAAGTTTTGCAGCACTATCTATCACTTCTTTTTTATTGGTTTCTAAAACATTTTCCAAGGATTTAAAACTCACTCTATTCTTCTTAGCCTTTGCCTCATGGGCTAGTGTTGTTGCGCGGTATATCGTATCACGTTCTTTTTCCTTTTCTTCAGGCATGTTAATTTCCTCCTTTCCATCCTGACTACTTGGCTCACTAATATCTCTTTCACTTGTTTCCGCATCACTACTTTCCTCGGATATTGTATCTATTATTGGTTGATCTTCAGTTTTTGTACTACTTATAGATTCCTCTGATACCACATCCCTATACTTAGGTGGACTAGGCAATTTAATACTCGTAACTGTATTTGCCTTGATAACTTCTCCACTTGGGCTAATCCTCTTCTTTTGTCTACGTTGCACTTTAGTATTAGGCTTAAAGTCACATTCCTGTACAAGCTTAAGACTTACTGTTTTAACTTTAAAACTTCGTGGCGGTCTAATATTGTTACTTTTAGTCATTCCAAACCATCCTACTGTAAAAGCGCCTGTTGGTGGCGGCAATTTTTCATTTTCTAAGTTAACTCCTGACATTGCTACTTCTTGCTTTAATAGATCATATGTACTAGTATCGCCAGTCATATCTTTGCTACCATCCATTATTGCCGCTATTACACCATTGTGCACTACCTTGCTGGCAGTAGTAGCCAACCATAATCCTTCCATTATTGATATAGTTGCTAAATCTTCTATATCATCCTTAGTTATCCATTGGTATATCTGTAACTGTTTGGTTGTCTCAAGCAGGGCCAAAGGACCTATATTTTCAGCCATCCTAGCTATTAACTGATTACTTGACTTAAAGCAATTAATTATAGATACACTTGGGTCATATCCTTGCTTAGTTGTCATTTCACCTGCTGACATAATATCTCTCGCAGTTACAAAGGCTAGCATCTGATGTAATCTCCCTAATGATTTAGCTAGATTTATGCTTATTATCGGTTCATTTAGCTGGCTTGATTGAGCAATATAGGCAGGTACCATCAGATCATAAGTAGATACCACCCTAGGTAGTCTCATTTTTGAAAAATACCTATTTTGATGCAACGAACATGCGATAAGTAGTGCTGATTGCAGTTGATCTGTTATACTAGTATCCATAGCATATGTAAGTATCGAAGCATGTATAATACCTGGGTTTAGGGTTACAGTAACATTATTGGGTGGCAATTGCCCCTGTGCTACCATAAATATATTTTCACCATCAGCAGGTATGTGCACATGTGAGTTGAACTCCTTAGGTGGATATTCCTGGCACATTTTAAATAATACCGCAGTATGCCCAACTGATTCAGTCTTAGAATTGAACACGTACGCTCTGTCTTGGTGCCTGTAACTATCTAATATTCGATCAGGGTTATATAATACATAATTTTGCGTATCAACTGTAACGTTAACTGTTTGTCTTTCCATGCACTCCAGTAACCACAAGTATCCTTTAACTAATCGACTTAATTTTTCTTGACCCACTACTGAGGATTCTAATAGTACTCGTAATGTTTGCATTCGATCATCACCTAATTGTCTCATCGCATCACGGCTCCAACCTGTGGCCTTAGATATATCATCCCTATTTGGTATACCATCTCTAGCTGCTGAGGTTATTTTCTCACTTGCAGCCACACGTTTCAAATCAGATGTGTAGTGCCTTATCTCTACATCTAATTTACTCCATGTTACTGGAATATTAGTTGTCATCGTGTTCAGCCCTAATACGGCAGGTCTATCTATATCATAGTACATTTGGTAACCTATACACATCTTATCTTCAGCCAATACCTCGAGTGCATTTGAACATTTATTATCAAAATAATCTACAGTTTCGGCCACTGTACGCCCTAGCATAGCCTGCTTCTCAATATCTATTTCCGTTCCAATCCTTGAACTTGGCATCCAAGTTCGCAACTTACCCCGTTGCACTTTAGCAATATTAAGTGCCATAGCTTTTCCCCTCAATAGGGATGCTGCATTCAACTTTTGATCATACTCTAGCCTCTTAAGCTCCATCGGGTTTGAAATTGGTTGAGTCATTATATTAGTAAACGTTTGAATATGTATATGTATACCTATATATCAATATATGTATTATACAATCTTTATTTTATATTTATTTATGTTGTAATTGGAGAGTTTTTTCCTTAATAATTTTGGTTAATATCAAAATAAGTATATATATTTTTCTAACAATCCGAACTACCAACCAGGGGTTTCAACTCTCCCCAGGTC